AAAGTTGATTTTCTTATGTATGGTATTATGCGCATAGGATTGGAGAGAGCCGATGCAGAACCGATGGCTCGCGCCCACTGTTCGAGAAATTTTATTTAACTGAAATTTCCGGGAACACGTCTTATCTGAAATTCCTGTCATCTTGAGCCTCCATAACTGCCTAATCCTTCGCGCTCTTTCTTTTCGAGGCTCTGGTGTTATCTGAACTTTTTTTCGGCTTTTTCACGGAAGCGGTCTTCTGGGCGGCGGCTTCACTCACTTTTTCAAGAAGCGCGGAGGCCCATTCGGCAGGAGAGGTCTGCGGACCTTTCGGCTCCTCACCTTCACGGGCAATCTTGGTGGTCTTGAGATCCTTCATGTGGCAGCGGATCATCCGGTCGAGACTCTCGGCCGCCTGTGTGTTTCCTTCGATCTGTGCGCGGACCAGCTTCACCGAATAGATGCCCACCAGCTCGACCTGAAGGAAGTCGCTGGATTTGTTGAACTGAAAGTCCTCGTGCAGCTTTTCGATGATGCTGTCGAACATGACCTTTTCTTCCGGAGTCAGGCAGCGGTCGGCAAAGATGCCATGCTTGAGCGTGCGAAGGTTTCCTTCTTTAGCTCCCGCTTTGCTCTTTGCCTGATCATGGTCCGTCCGGCCCTCATTCCGATGCCAGCGATCCAGATTCTGTTCGTCTTTTTTTGTAACGCCCAAGGCTCATCTCCGGTTTATCAATTTTGTTTCCAAATTTCGGGGTTCGGGGCGGAAGGCAGATTTAGCCCGTTTTCCCGCACCTCAAGCCTTACATACCGGAAGAGTCCTCAACCTGTCGGGCATCGGTTTCTTTTCTGTGGTCCGCGAGGATCTGATTGACCCGGCGACGTGTGATACCGGCGAGGCTGGCAATTTCATCGGTTTCGATTCCCTGACTTTTCAGGGCGATAACCAGCTGTCTGCGCTCCTTGTAAAAACTGCCCGGCGCTGGAATCCAAAGAATGCCGGAATGATACTTCTGCACCTCCTTGAGCAGCTCTCTTGGGAGGATGTGTTCGGCATTGGCGTATTTCTTAATGCTCATGGTTACTCTCCACTTTCTTCAACCACGGCTGCGGAACATCCGGGTTGTGAAACCTGAGCGTGCTGGGACGCGGTGTATCCGGGCTGTGGATGATTTCGATATATCTTTCCGTCACGGCACCGATCTTCCGGTCACCGCCGACAAAGCAGACCAGTCCGTAGTCCTGACCGCAGGGGAAGCGGTATCGTCCCTGATTCTGGTATAACCTGGCTTCAGACCATTTCCGGGACATGGCTTCCTCCTTGATGGCATCAACCTTGGCCAATGCGTCGGAGCTGACCTGCTCTATACAATTCCAAGCTTCGTTTGGCGGATAAATCCAGTTGTTCTTGGGAGGTTCTGCAGGTTTCTCAGGATTTGCCGGGATATGGCGGGGAGCTTGGTAATTTTGCGGGCTGAGCTGACGGGATGCCTGCTGTAGAGATTCCTTGCCGAATTTCTGGACCGCGTATTCCTGAAGCGGGTTGAACCTGCTTTTCAGGCTTTCCCATGTTGATTCGGGAAGTTTACCGGCTTTGAAAGCGGACTGGGCTGCCAGCATGCGGGACCGGAGCCATGCGAAATACTCCGGCTCAAGACGTCGATAGACTTTGCCATTGTATTCAACATCGCTGGCGGACGTGACGGCCCACTCGAATTGTGCGGTCTCCAGATCGGTGGATACAAAAAGCTCGGGCTCCGGTGCGCTGGTGTCGTTTTCAGTTGGCTGCGGAGCTTGTTCAGAAGGCTCACACTCAGGGGAATCGAGATGCGTGAGCATGGTTTGTAAAAGGCTCATGGGTGACCTCCGGAAGTTCGGGTTTATTTTTCTTCCCGTTACTTACCGGAGCCGGAGCCTGAGTGTCGGATGGTAGAAAGCGTAGAAAGGGGTTTCTACGCGGAGAGACCTTTCTACACCCCCTTTCTACATCTCTTAATAGTAGTAATAGCAGTTAGTTATAGATATTTTTGTAGAAAGTGTAGAAAGGTATAGAAATATTACTCACGCATAGCCCGTTTTTTTTCAGGTATGCCTTCATCCCATGATTTGAAAAAATGAACAGTAAGGGGGAGTAATCTCTGAAACCTTTCTACACTTTCTACGCTTGCCGCGTAACGCCATAAATAACAGTGACTTGCGCTGTAGAAAGGTGCTCTTTGGACATTCTACATTGTAGAAAGGCCTTTCTACACCGGCGGCCTTTGTAACGATTTTTGCAGCAAACCACCGGTTTCTAATCGTTTTTGCATCGGGATAATGATTTTTGCTGGAGTGACCGTGGATATAAACGAAAAGCCCGTAGATGTGAATCCACGGGCTTCAAAGAGATATGATTATTTGAAAATCAGCGTTTTTTGTTGGACTGAGACAAAATGGAGCCTGCCAGTGATTTTGTCGTATCGTTGTATTTTGAGCTCTGCAGAACTTTTGATGCGACATCTTCCATCTCCGCACCTGTCTGATGCTTGGACTTTGATTGTGACAGTGCAGATCCAGCCAAGGACTTCTGGATCTGGGAGGCATTCTGGTCTTTGAGGATATCAGATGCCATTGAAGCGATTTGTTTTGAAGTCTGTTTTTTGTTATTTGCCATGAGCCTATCTCCTTACGTTATTGATTTCTGTGAGATTCCAGCATGTTTTCAACCAGTTTATAGACGGTCGTTCCTGTAATTCGCGGCCAGTCACCGCAAGGCGGGTTGTCCCGTTGTCTGGCCCTCCTGATGGCATCTGCAATCATCGTGTCCGATATTTTCCTGACATCGATGCCTTTGTCATAACCGGGAAGATGGCGCTCCAGTTTTTGGGAGCATATCTGGGAACTGTTGACGCCACCTCCATCCTCGAAATGCAAAAGAAGCCAGAATTCAAACTTCGGATTACTGAGTGCAAACCCATAGTTATCTGCTTGCTGGGACCATTGATGCAGCTGGGACAGTTGTTCGTCAGTCCATTGGTCTTTGTCGACCACCAGCCATGCTTCATCCGACTTTTTCAATCCTTCCTTTTTCAGGTGCTTTTCCATTCTGGCAAGCACCTGAGGCGGCGAACTGTCGTGTTTACCCTTTAGACAATTCACCCGAATGACGGAATTTTGATCGTTGAATACAGCAAAGTACTGCGGCTCTGTTTTAATGCCTTCAACAGCCAGTATGAACATCTTCCGATAACGGCGTTCACCCAGCGGACGACTGAATTTTCTTCTCTTGGGAGGCATCAGTCATCCTCCTTTCGATTCGTCAGGGCGTTACTCAACAGGATTCTTGGCACGCCTCCCAACCTTCCTTGGAGATAGCTTTTACGGATATCCTTGTCATACCGGACATCTTTATAGTCGCTGAATGAAAGAAGCTCGGAGCTGCCTTTTCGGTTCCTTTCAGCCACCCACATTTCATCCCGCCGGAAAAGCCCCTGATCCATCAGAAGAACATCGTGGGTGGTTATTAGCAACTGCGCCCGGCTGTCAGTGCTGCAGTTCGCCAGATATGCTTCGATGAGTTGCCGTGTCAGCAGGGAATGAAGGCTTCGGTCAACCTCATCGATGACATACACTTTTTTGGAACTGGTGGCCGAGACTTCAAGGAAAGCCGGTAGCAGGTCGATCACCCGTTGTGATCCGTCCGATTCCTGGCGGATGTCAAATTTGGCTTCGGTTCCGTCACTTCTTGTATGAAATGTAACCAGCTTTTTGGCAACCAGCTCACCAGCTTTCCTTGTAATGATAAACCGCTCGTTTGTTGGCGAAGCGAGGAAGCGGATGGTCATGCCTTCCTTGACGTCTTCCTGCAGCTTACTTTTGAAGCTTTCCGGAAATGGAATGTTTTCGAAGGGAATTTCTTCTCCGCCCAGATGGGAAATGCCGGTGTCCAGCTGTGGCAGCATTTCATTCATGGTGCTGTACAGAGGATGACCTTCATCAAGAAAATGTTCAAAAGGTTCAAATCTTGAGTCCGGAGCGATCAGCTCCAGAGTGTCCTTGAACCAGTCATAAACAGGCCGGAAAATATCAACCTTCTGAGACACAGAGTTTGTAAGAAACAGTTGATTGTCCCTCGTTCCTTTGAACGCAAAATGCAGGAATTGATCCTTGTCGAGGCTTGAGTCGAAATTCGGTGCGTCTCCCTGCCGGTCATATAAAATCTTTTCGCTGGTGCTTGTGATTTGAACCAGTTTTTCCTCTACAACTGCCTTTCGGGTGACAGCAAAGCTGAATTCATAGATGATTTCATCGATCAGTAATTCCAGCCTGAAGCGGGAAGGCTTTTCGATACTGGCACTGTCCAGTCGGTATGGTTCAACGGGGATAAGACTATCCGGACCGGTGCCTCTTAAAACCAGCCCTTTAACAAAACTCAACGCCTTGAAAAAATTGGTCTTTCCGGATGCATTGCCTCCGTAGATAGCAGCAACCGGCAAAATTCTGGTCTGATATTTTGCAACTTTTGGAACTCGGTCTCCATGCTGCCTTTCTCTGCTGGCAACCATGGAAAAGGAAACCGAGTCACGAAAGGACATCCAGTTTTCAATTGAAAAACTTATTATCATTTTACAGTCTCCTTGTGAGATATTAGCTCATTAAACACTATTCAATATACGGATTCGTCGCGCCATTGTCAAGTCTAATGAGATATTTTCTCGTTATTCAAGGTTCGACTGATTGAATGGTATAGAGCTTGGTTCCGTACCGTTTCTGGCTGATGACAACTTCAAATCCAGCCTCGCGGATGGTTTCAAGGTCGTTGGCAAAGCGCTGGGCAAACTGCCTCGATGAGTCCATTTCAAAACGGAGGCCGAAATCTCTGGCCACACGTTTGAGCGCCACGAACAGCTCCCGGGACAACACCTCCTTGAGACAGCCGTCTTCTTCGAGCTGCACCTGATAGCGGGCAACAAACTCCTGAATGTGGTCCACCCGGCGATCGTTGTACATGTCTTTCCGATCGGCCTCCACGGCTGTTCGCCACGCTTTGAACAATGTCGAGAGCGCCGTTGCGGTGTGATTGGAATCCCGGGCGGTTTCACGACTGGTCTGGTTGATGGTCTGGATCTGCTGCTTGAAAGCCGGTGCCAGCGTCGACATTCCCTGTTCGATCTGATCCTGAGATGATCCGGCCAGAAGCATCAGATACATCAGACTGAGATATTCGTTACAGCGTCGTTTGTCATGGTTGCCAAGGGCCTCGTGCAATAGCGTCATCGCCTGTGTCCGCATGCCGTCTTTCATCATCGCCAATACCTCGCTGGTGCGTTTCATCAGGGCTGAAATGATCAGATCCCGGTTGCGCTGAAGAGCGGCAATCACATCCGACTCAATGAAGCAGTCGTTGCCTTGATTCCCGATGTCGAAATTGATCACAAAGCTGCGGGATTGGATTTCGGACAGCTCTCCGCACAACGGCTCGATACCGGTGGTATTGAGCAGGCATTTGGTCCGCTCGGTCACGGTTTCACTGTCTGTGCCGCTCTTGCGTTTCTCTTTGGCAATGCCGGTGATACTGGTCAGCATGAAGGTGGTCAGGTCCTCGGTCATCTGCTTGACCTCGATGTTGTCGAGGACAATAAGCGGATTCTGGGAACCGTCGGTATAGTTGGCCGCATCGGTGGCTTTCTTGTGCTGGGGCTCACCGTAAAGCAGCCCCGAAATCAGCTTACTGGCCGTGGTCTTACCCGAACCGGCCGATCCTTCAAAACGGGTCATAGGTCGGGTTCCGGAAAAATCGATCAGCAGAAAACAGGTCAGCCAGGACAGAATCAGAAAGCGGTCACCCTGCGAGCAGGTCATATTGTTGATCAGGAGATCGACCAGCAGCTTGTCGGCTTCCTCCGGTGCGGCGTCTTTCAGAAACTTCAACGGCTTCATCTTACGGGAACCGTCGAGAATGATTCCGTCGGCGTTCCCACCATTTTTCAGGATCTCGATGCCGTCGGGTGTGATTCGGGCAATCTCATGATCCTGATTGTTCAGGTTGAAGTAGACCGTAAAATTAGAAATATCCGTGTGCAGCCACGAGAAATGGTCGCGCACCTGACCTCGAATTATCGCCAGACTGGGCAATACCTCGAAAAAGGTGCGGCCGCCGTTGGATGTCGGAACCATGCCGGTGTGCTTGTAGAGCATGGCTGCATACTGTCTTTTCCGTCCGCGATCGGGTGAATCCATCCAGTAGATGGAGTTGTCGAAATACATAAACGGCTCGCCGGTCTGGGTGTGGAAAAACTGGGCTCCATTGGCGGTAAACCAGTCATAGGCCGCTTCGGCTGCAGCGGTATAATCCGGAGCACCGTTTTCCAGCTCCGTATCGATCAGCACTTCATCGACCCGGGCGCGACAGGAGCCGGGCGGTGATCCGCTGAGACGTTTGGCTTTCTTCTTTTCCTTTTTGGCGTTGTCCCGTCGGTTCTGCTGAACAGATCGCACCTGTTCCTTGAGGGTCGCCATTGGAACCGCTTTACCCAGCCGCTCCTGAACCAGTTTCAATAGACGGCTTTGCTCCAGCGGTGAATGCGCCGAAATTTCGGCCAGAACCGGCTCGAGCTGGCGGTTTCTCTCTTCCTCCGGGGCATCCTCGGGCAGACTTTGAATGCCGAACTCCACCGGCGTACAGGCCGCAGAAAGCAGCTCCTCAAATTCAGCCTTGCCATTGCCGGATGCAAAGAAGTCGTTCACATCGATCTTGGCATTGGCCAGCAGCGTTTCAGCCTCCTGAATATCCTCGGCAGTGTGGCCTTCGAGTAATTTAGCCAGTTCCCGGGGACCGACAGCCGCCGTCAGATTGAACCGTTCCTGCAGTTCCTGACGTGCCTGCTGCTGGGGGTCATTCAGAGGAATGGTAACCAGCTTCGTATCAATCTTGTGTTCGGCCAGCGTACGAGCAGTCTGCAAGGCTCCCTTAAGCCCGGCCTCCGAGATTTCATTGTCCTGACAGATATAGACGGTCTTGAGCCCGCGCATCTTCGGGACCAGACGCTCCCAGTCTGCGGCCCTGATTCTTACCGTCACAGGAGAGAGCGCGGGAAAACCCTGCTGCATCAGAGCAATGCAATCTGTCACGCCTTCGGTAATGATGATGTGATCAGGCTTACCCAGTAGGCAGTCCTCATTGAACAGCACCGCATTATTGATGAACCGGGCGACATAAGGACGCTGATGTTCATCGTGAACCGGCAGCTTCTTGTACTTTCCCTGTTCCCAGTTTACGTCCGGAGTCCACGGAGTCTTGCGGCCGATCATGAACACCACGCGGCCACGACTCCAGTATGGAAAGATGATTCGTTTTTCAAAAAACGGATTCAATCCATCCTGACTGGTCGGGCGAAAAGCTCCTGTGGCGGAAAGCTCCCGTTTGCTGAAGCCATGCTCGCCGGATCGCAGGGCTGCAATGACACCGGACTCATTGTCGGCAAAACCGATCAACAGGCCGTCGATGGTCTCATCGCTGATGGCGTATTTTTCTTTCAGCCAGGTCAGCGCCTCCTGATTTTCCTTGAGCCGCTGGTGATAGAAGCGGGCCAGCTCGGTCAGGGCATCTTTGACCCGGATCTCAAACGAGCGATCATTCTCCGTCTGCTCCAAGCGTTCCTGTGTGAGGCCGTAACGTGACAACGGCGGCATCCCGGCTTTCCCAGCAAGAAAATCACGAGCCTGCCGATGGCTGTCGGGCATGGGACCGGATTGCCCGGCGGTGACCGTACCCGATTGAATAAACTCAACGAGCTGGAGGACATCACCACCCACACCGCAGCCGAAGCAATACCAACCCTGTTTGTCGAGCATCACATGAAGTGAGCGATGGGACTGACTCTGGTGATGCGGGCAATCGCACTGGAGCCGCTGCCGGGATTCCTGTGTGATCCTTCCGGCCAGAAGATCCCTTGCCACATCACCAATGTCGAGCTCGGTTATCAGGCGGTAGTATTCTCTGACATTATCTGAACCGCCCATGCTCATTGTGCCCCCGCGCAAGCTGACTGCTCTTCAGGACAATTCACATTGTTCAATAAAATGGAGAGGAACGTCTTGCGATCATCCACCTGACATTTCTTGGCGCAATTGCGGATGCCCCATCGGTCCCCCAGCACAATCGCAGTCTTGCGGGCACGGGTCACGCCGGTGTACAGCAGGTTGCGGTGATGCATGAAGGAATGCGCCTTGTGGACCACCACGACTGCGCAGGGAAATTCCGATCCCTGGGTTTTGTGGATCGTCAGCGCATAGGCCAGCTGGATGTCATGAAGGTTCGGTGAGCCTTTTTCAATCTCAACCGCCACACCCTCGAAATCAATCAGAAGCGTGCCGTTGGGCAACACATCGACTACATGACCGATGGCACCGTTCATGACGTTCAGGTCATAGTTGTTGCGGGTCTGAATGACCTTGTCGTGTTTCAGAAATGGTGACCGGCGGCCGGGTTGCGTTTCCGGAACACTCACATTCCAGAGACGCTTTTGGATAAGCCGCTGCAAATCTTCATTGAGTGACTTGGTTCCCAACGGCCCCTTGTGCGTCGGGGTCAACACCTGCACGTCTTTGATCAGATCAAATCCAAGGGCATCGAGCCGCTTGTCAAAGAGATCCAGCAGGAAATTGCGGGCAGCACCCGGGTCGGTGAACTGATCCGCCAGATACCAGTCCCGGCATCCCTGTGAACTGGCGTCGCTGGTCTTTCTGACTTCTCCCTTGAGGATGGCGGTGCTGTTTTCCTTCAGTACACCGGCCTGCCTGACTACCTTATCCAGAATGACCGTGGGGATGGCATTGGAGTGGATCAGATCCCGAAGGATATTTCCCGGACCGACCGGCGGTAGCTGGTTGTGGTCTCCCACAATGACAATGGCCGTTCTGGCAAAGTCGACCGCATTGAAAAGGTGCCACGCCAACGGAACATCCACCATGGAAAATTCATCAATGATCAGCATGTCGGCATCGATGGGATTATTGCTGTCCTTTGAAAAGGATTTGCCGTCATAGCCAAGCAGGCGATGGATTGTGGTTCCGGTGCGACCGCTCACTTCCTCGAGTCTCTTGGCTGCTTTGCCTGTCGGGGCGGACAACACCACTTCCAGATCACATTCTTCACATACCGCGTTGATGACCGAAACCGTATAACTCTTACCCGATCCGGCTCCACCGGAGATCAGGCTGATGGAGTGCTGCAAAGCGGAGTGAACCGCTTCGAGCTGCTTTTCGTTGAGCGTTTCCGCCTGACGAAGAATCAGCTTCTGTAGATTGCGGGTCGATTTGAAATGAGGGTTCGAGGCATCCGCATTGGTGAAAATGGCGGCGATGTCCTGTTCCATTTTCAGAATATCGGAAAGCGCCACCAGAAAACGTCCCGCGTGTGATTCACAGGAAAGCAGTCTTTCACTGATCAGATTGTCCAGCGATGCTTCGATACGGATGCGGCTGTCCAGATTATCCATCACCAGCAGCAGGTTGGCCTGATCAACAAGGTCCTCGTATTCGACCCAGCAGTTTCCCTGATCCAGCGCCTCGTGCATGCAGTACTGAATACCGGCACGAATTCTTGGCGTGTGGTCTTTTGGCGTGCCCAGTTTGCGGGCAATCTTGTCGACCTTCTTGAAGCCGAATCCCCGCAGTTCCCGAATGAGAATGTAGGGATCGGCTTTAAGGATCTCCAGACAGTTGCCTCCCAGCTTGTCGACCAATGTGGTCACCTGATGATGGGTCAACCCAAAGGCGGAGAGCCATGCAAGGACGGCATTGACGCTGCGGTTTTTGCACCATTCATCCTTCAGGCGACCTACGGCATCGAGGGAAATTCTGGCTTTTGATGCGATGAGCTCCGGAGATTCAATCAGAGTCTCCTCGAATGAATCGCCGAACTCTTCGACAATAAGGCGGGCTTTGGCAGGACCAATCCCTTTGATGTCAGGGTGATTGGCCAGATAGTGAATCAATCCTTCCGGGTTCAGATCAAGATCGTGCTCCATGGCATCGACCTTGAACTGACGACCATATTTCGGATGGGTGGCCCACGTCCCCAAAAGGACCACGGGCTGGTTTTCACGGGCAAACAGGTTTCCGGCAAACTGAATTTCATCTCCTGTGGAGGTGAGTAAACGGCCTGCAGAAAATTTTGGCCCGGCATAATAAACTCTCTCTATTCTTCCCCGGAGTTTTGCCGGGGAGTTTGTTTTTCTTGGCATTGAGCGAACCTCCGGTGAAAGCGCATTAAAAACTCTTCAACAAACCGGCAGGCTGCCTGACGGTCTGAACAGAAATAAACGGGCACACCGAAGTCGATGATGATGGAGGCAATGGTTCCTATGAGGGCGTTTGGATGGGCGTCGCTCTGGTAACAGGCACCGAGAACATCCCGGTAATTGGCCTCAACGACGACACAGGCCGCGTCATAATGCCGGAGCTTTTCCAGCTCCTTGTGAAAACGCTTGCGGCCTCGAATGACAGTGGAAACAAAGTCCGCCATGGACTTCCTTTCCACCGCCACCCGGGTCTCGAATCCCTCGATGGAGTAATCTCCCGCCGGGAGGGCCTTGCGGATTGATGCAATAGATTCCGAATCAAATCCGTAAGGCTCCTGTTCCCGGGTATCAACGACAACGGTAACCATGCCCATCCTCAAAACGGAATCATGTCGTCTACATCGTGACCGGCCGACGGTGCTGCGGCATCTTCATCCGAAAGCACAATCCGGCGGTTGAAGTAGATGTTCTCGAATTCGTTTTTAGTGCGCTTGGTCACCTCGAGCCCGACATCCAGAAGGGTTTCCAGTTTGCCCGGGAGGTCCGAAAGCTTGTCCATCTGCAGGCCGCAGGTATAGAGATCCTGCTTGAGCCATTTCACATTGTCCTTGCTGGCAATGACGTTGTTACGCCACAGCAGACGGCCTTTATGGGTAGGACCCAGAATCTTCAGAGCCCACTTGAGCATGGGATTGCCGGAAGTTTCCGAGCGGGTCAGTTCCACGCGATCGACCTTGACCTGATATTTCCCGTCGGGAACAGCTTCAAAGTCCTTTTCTTCAACATCCGCAGAAACGAAATCATCGTCGAACTGCGCGAGGTCCATGGTATCATCGTTACTCCAACTCATTGTCATTACTCCTTATTTTGAGGTTTAGCCGTTGTGGCTGGCTCCGACTTAGTCCGGGCGGCACTCACCGCTGAACCGGCAGCCGTTTGATTGAAAGCTTTCAGGAAGGTCGGGAAATCCAGAGGGATCATCTCCGGAAGTCGGCCGGTTCGATCTCCGGCGTCGTAATTGGGGCTGGGCTTGGTGCGCATGACACGCTGATACATGGGCTTGCCGTCGTCACCGGTTTTCATGTCCAGATCACAGAACAGGATCAGGTCCACCAGACCGGTGACCAGCTTGCGGGCCTTGTCCGGCAGGGTCGGCACGATGCGTGTGTGCTTCCCGGTGCGTGTTTCGATGTCACGCTCGTGGGAATGGGAAATGAGGATCAGGCCGTATGGCAGAAACGCCAGTTTGTTGAGAACGCGCTGAAACTCATTGTTGATGAGGGCATAGCCTTTGCCGTAACCAAGGTCGGACTCGTGCTCGATCTTGAACTTCTTGCAGACATAATCCGCACACATGCGGTAGGCGTTATCCACCGTATCGATGACGATGGTCTTGAAGTCGTGTTTGCCTTCGGCAATCTCGGCACACGCCTGCAGAAGGTCGTCCCAGCAGGTAATGGGCGCTTCGAACACTTCGAGGGCGTTCAGGCCCGGTTCCGTGGCGAGAAACAGGGCGTTTTCCGCATGAGAGCACCAAGTGCTCTTGCCAATTTTGCTTGGACCGTAAACCAGTGCGGTCAGGTCATTCAGGCTTGCTTTCGGTTTGGTTTTGTTTTTCGGAAGCATGATTTATCTCCTTGTATGGTTTGGGTTAAAAAACAGGGGCAGCGTCTTCACTTACTCCATCCCGCAGCTCTTCGTGCGGGAGCACCCGTTGGTAATGGTTTTCAATGACGTTGGGGTTCTCACCGCTCCGGCACAGCGGGAAGTAGGGACAGGCGCGTCCATACTGAAAACAGAAGGCCGTATTGCGGTAGAAGGTGTTGCGGCGGCGGGCATCCAGCATGGCTTTGGATAGTTCCCAAAGCTCACTGCGAAGCTCGTCGAATTGATCGCGGGAGATGTAGAGCACCTCCCGGTGAAACATGCCGGGTTCGAGGTATTTGTCTTTGAGGCGCTGCTGGAAGGCATCATCCGGCTCGGGCATCTTGCGCTTGGCGCTGCTCTTGCCGGTTTTGGATTTGGCGATCAGCTCGGCACGGCGGGTTTCAAACTCAGCTTCCGTTTCGCCTTTGCTCTGGCGCAGCTTGGCTTTGACCAGCACGTTGTAGATGATGCCGGAGATACGGATGCCGAGGGTCTGCTCCAGATACCACGCATAAATGATGATCTGGAAATCAGTCCAAAGCCGTTCCAGATAACCGGCATCGATTTGTGAGGCGGTCTTGTGCTCCAGCAGGAAGTATTGACCATCCTGTTTGACCAGACCGTCCACCTTGCCAGCCAGCACGAAACTTCTCGATGCGGCGTTGGTATCCGGATTGACGATGGGGCCTTCGAAGGTCTTCTCCAGAGCGACCACGTCAAAGTCCTCGACGGGATACTGCTCCGAATACGAACTCATCATGGCGGTGGCCAGATGCCAGTCCGCCAACTGATGATCATCCTGTGCCCGGTTGGCATAGACCTGATCGATGTGTTCGAGAACCTTTTCGAGGTCCCGCTGGCCATGCCAGATTTCAAGACAGTCGTGAATGACCGATCCGAAAGCCAGGTTGTGATCCCGCTCCAGAGGAACAAGGTCCCTCAGGTAGCGGTATTCACAAGCCTTGCGGCAATTACGGAAGAGCCGCCACATGGAATACGTGGTGGTCATCAATTCGCTCATACCGCCACCTCCATGGCTGAAGGTGACTTTGCATTGCAGGCGCATCCGCCACCGGCGGGTTCACGGTCAATCATGACCGCACGCTCGCCATATTCCTTGGTGGCGAAGCCGGTAAAGATGCTCGCCAGATCACAGCCGACCTTGGTCGCTGCATCGATGAAGCAGGTGCGGTTCTGTTTATCCAGATTGAAGCGGGATTCCATCCTCACTCTGGAGTGTCCATACATGCTTTCCACAGCCAGCAACGCCAGCATGAAGGTATCTTCCAAGTCCTGAGCCGGGACCGACTGATCAAAGCGATACTTGTAAGTTTCCATTGTTAATCTCCTGTTGTTTCTCAGGTTTTCTGTTTACCGAGGCCCCGGTCGTCCGCTTCATGCGGCACGATGCTTACTTACCGGAACCCCGGGCGATGCGTCGGTCGATCAGAGGTATTCTTCCAATCCACCATCCCGGAATGCGTCCCGCAGCTTGGTCAGTTTTCCGTAGAGGGTGCTGCGCGGAACGCCCATCTCCCTTGCGATTTCAGCCATGTTGCTCGACTGCAGTTTTTCGCAGAGCTCCTGCAGGTCTTCCGGCAGTGCGGCAATGACCCGTTCGAGATCGAAGCGGATGTCGTTCTGCCGTTGCTCGTTGGTATCCCGGCCGTGATGTCCCATCTGTCCATCACTGCAGACCTGCTCGATACGCTCGGCGGAATCGTTATCTCCGCCCGGAATGGGATCGTTGAGAGAGGCTGTGCATTTGCGCCAGTCCCGGCATTGCGCGAAGCGGGCTTCCAGAATGGTTGAAATCCGCCGCTCAACAATGCGGGTCATGAAGGTTGTCTTTTTGCCTTTGGCTGGGTTGAAGTGCTTCATTCTGCCCAGCAGATCGATCATCAGTTCCTGTTCGAGATCCTGCCGATCGTCTTCTGTCAGTCCTGCTTTACCCACCAGTTGTCTTGCTTTGTGCCGAATAAGGTCTGCGGCATAGCCATCGATGCCGTCATAGGAATTTCGATAAAACATTTGGTCCTCCTCGGAGCGAGGAGGAGCACCGCGTGGGTGTCGGCACGGGCCGGAAACAGAGGAAGGAGCTGATCCAACAAGCGGAGTGTCGCAGGTTCGCCTTTTCTGCCACCTGCCGTGCTTAAATACACACGGTCAGGTTTGGCTCGGCGACACCCACAACAGCCTCCGCCTTGCGTCCAGCTTGTTGTCGAAGTGTCTAAATTCTCAGTTTGTTATACTGCCCGTTCCTCGATGCGGATCAGGAATGGCAACCCATGCTTGATTTCAAGATGCCGGATGATTCCATCACCCATGCCGGTCAGGTGTTCGATAAGAGCGAGCACCTCCTGCTTCAGGGTGAAGTCATCCTTATCCAGCTCCGGACGGTTACCGTTCTGGCCGCCCAGTTTGATTTCACGCTCGATGATGGTGTCTGCGGTGAGTTCGGGATTTCCGGCCACAACCGGTATGTTGGAAATGCGCCCGAAGTTGATTTGCTGCATCAGCTCGACGAGCTTTTGCTGCGGTCCGTTTAGTTCTGTCTTCTTGATTTGGTTCATGCCGAACCTCCTTTGTTAAGGACCTCCCGGAAGACAGGTCCGGCATGATTTCTCCGGGTGAGGTCGTGAACGCTTTTCTGTTCACCAGACCTGTCACCCTTCTTTGGCGAAATTTCGTTGGACCACTGAAATTTCACCCGATGCGGATGCACTTGGATTGGCTAATGCACTGAATTTGAGGGGGATTTGATTGGATGAGGCGGAGAAAAATTTCTTAACTTTTTTTGCCTGCCCTCAGTGAAATTTCGTTGGTCTCACTCGTCAGGGCATAAAAAAAGCCGACACGAAGGTCGGCTATTGTGGATGATGGTTTGTGGGAGAGCGATCAGCTGAATCCAAAGAACGTGCGCTGCTCACTCCAGTCGAGCGGGAATGTTTTCACCAACTTTGACAGGGACAATCCGCTGGGTTCTTCACCGTTAATGATGGCTTCGATAATATCCGGGGCGAGCGTGGTCAGCTTCAGGGTTCGGGCCACATAGGAGGAGTCCACATCGAGATCCCTTGCCAGCTCGCTGATGGACTTTACCTCGCCGCTCTCGAGGATATCCGCCCATGAAAAGGCTCTGGCCAGTGACTGGACAATGGCCGTCTGCACCGTTTCCGGCATGCCTTCGTTTTCACCGTCCAGCGTATCGGGTGTGAATACCATTTTGCGGCCGCGCATTCTTCGGATGAACATGGGGATATGGATATGCAGGTTTCCGCTGTCTGAAAGTTTGATGGTTGGTTTGATCTTTTTCATCAGCTGTTACTCCTTTCCCTGACTTCACAGGCCAGACCGGCCAGCTCGGTGACAAGGTTTGTGAGGCCGTTGGTTTTCAGTTCCATGTCGATTCCTGTTTCCCGGATCTCGATGGTTTCAACCAAAAGCTGGATCAGCCGGTTGCGCTCGAGGGGGAACAGATCCTCCCAGAAGGTTTCCACACTCTGGAAGGCTTCGGATACATCACCTTCGGAAATCTGCTCCGTATCGATAACCCTCAACCGTGCTGATACGTTGGTGAGCTGCTTGGTCAAATCGACGGCGTGCTGGTTGACCAAGGGGAGCCTGCTGTTTCTATCGGGATCTTCATTGTCGGGCGACATCAGCTTCAGGGCTTCCTGCCTGACACTCTGCAGGGATTGTTCGAGTTCCTTCTTCTGGACCAGCAGGCGCTCGCGCTCTTCGGCCTCGATTTCTCTGGCGGCAAAGTAGGTCTTAGCCACCAAGGTCGGTGTCCTGAATACCGCTCCCAGCTGACCAAGCACCACCGACTCGATGTCTCCGGCAGGAACCCGCTTCAAGGGGCACCGGCTGACAGCGCGTTTGGTATCCTTTTCACATATATAATAGGAGTAGCGTCGGTCGCCTTTGTTGGTATAGGTGATGCCCATGGCACTGTCGCAGTGGCCGCAGCGGATCACGCCGCTCAGGGGCGAGACCATTTTTACCCGGGCCTTGCTCATCTTGGTGCGATTATTTTCCGAGAGGAGCGCCTGAACCTTGTCCCAAGTGTTCTGATCAATCAGGGCTTCATGCTCTGCCGAATAGTTTGTACCTTTGTAGGCAATCTCCCCGATATAGAGCCTGTTGTTGAGAAGGCGGTAGACCTGAGCCGTATTCCATTCAGTGCCGATCCGCTCCTTGCCCTTTTTGGTGGTCCATGATTTGGTTTTGTATCCTTGCTCGTTCAATTCCTGCGCCACCTTCTTGGCTGATCCCACCTGCGTGTATCGCCTGAATATGAGTTTTATCAGCGGAGCCTCGCTCTGGTTGATCAGCAGCTTTTTGTTTTCCCGGTCCACGTCATAACCGAGTACCGCAGGCCCTCCGCAGTATTTACCCCGACGCTTAGCGGCAGCGACTTTGTCCCGGATACGCTCGCCGATGACCTCTCGTTCGTACTGGGCAAAGGTGATCAGGATTCCCAGAAACATGCGGCCCGTCGAGTCGGTGGTGCTGAAGTGCTGGGTGACGGATACAAAACTCACTTCCTTTTCATTGAAAAGCTCGATCATCTTCATGAAGTCCAGCAGGGATCGGGACAATCGGTCGATCTTGTAAACGACGATGACATCAATTTTACCTGCATCGATATCCGCCAGCAGTCTCTGCAGTGCCGGACGTTCCATAGTTCCACCGGAAAAACCGCCGTCATCGTACCGGTAAGGGATGGCCTTCCATCCCTGCAGCTTCTGACTTTCGATGTAAGCTTCACCGGCCTCCCTCTGAGCATCGAGTGAATTGAATTCCTGATCCAGACCTTCCTCGTGGCTTTTGCGGGTATAGATGGCACAGCGGAGTGTTTTGCGCTGGCCGTTTTGAGTGTTGTTATTGTTAAGCATTCGGACCACCTTCCTTTTTTCTGTGACTGTTCTTCAGGCCGAAAAAGATCTTGCCGTTCCAGCGGGTGCCTGTGATTTCCCTCGCTATGGCACTCAGAGACCTGAAGATGCGGCCGTCGTACTCAAAGCCGCTTTCCCGGGCGATCACCTCATAGCGCTGGTCGTTCCAGATCCGGACAAACCGGGTGCCGGGCAGGATGGCCTCCTGTGATTTTCGTTCCTCCGGGATCTTGCGGATGACCGTGGCCACCGGGTCAGTCTCGGCAACTTTCTTCAGGTGGGATTTGGCCTGCTCCGACAGGCCGCCGTAAAAGAGCTCCTGAATCCGGTGCGCCAGCCTTTTAACCAGAAACTGCTTCTTGTACTGGGGTGGCTCGGTTCCATAAAGGTCCAGCCATTTCTCTCTGAGCTGATCAAGGCTCATGTTCTGGAGCGTTGCCAATTGCCTCAACACCGAGGTCTTGGTCGGCTCCGTTTTTTTGCTTTTCAAGTCATTCAT